TGTTTTTCCAAAATGCTCTCTTGTGGGATGCATCGAGTTGAAGGTATAATTCCTTCCAGTTTCCATCTAAACCGTCTCGAATCTCTTTTCTAGCTCTTAATTCTTTTGAATGAGAAACGGTTGCTTCTTTGATTTGCGTTTCTATCTCTTCATAGCGTTTATCGTAATAATCTAACGAGATTCTTCCTTTTTCAAACATAATATTAATCCTGTTAAGCTCGTCTTGCAATACGGATACGTTCGCGGTCTTCTCGCCTTTGCTCAATCCTTCTTTAAGTTCTAAGTCGTAAATGCTTCTGTTTAATTCTTCCTCAAAAAACTCAAGAACATACTGCTCAACGATTTTTTCAGTCTTGACTGGGGCGCTATGCTTGTTATAGCGTTTATTACATCTGTAAGCCGGATACTCATAAGTACGTCCTGCTTTTTTAGCTTTACGCACATATCCAGATAACATTTTTCCACAGTGAGGACAACGAAGCATTCCGGAGAAGATATAAGTCTGCTGCGGATGAGTGGCGGGATAGACCTTAGCTGTTGTTGATTCAACAATCTTTTTATGCTGCTCCCAAGTGAGATAAGCATCGCAGTAATTCTCTATGCCAAAACGTATTCCTGCATATGTAGCATTAGAAAATATTTTAGCTAAAGAATTTCCCTCTGGGGTCTTTCCTGGATACTTACTTCTAATATACATAATAGTCTCTCTCTTACTAAAAGTAGTAAAATAATGATTAAACATATCTTCTACGATAGGAGCAATCTCTGGGTCTTTTACAAGATGTTTCTTTTCGTCGACCATATACCCCCACGGAACAGGTCCGTTGAGATGTTCCTTGTTACGGATTTTATGTGAAAAGACTACTTTGATACGCTCAGAAGTTCTGTCAGCTTCATTCTGTGCAACAGCAAGCATGATATTGATTTTCAACTGCCCATCACTCGTGGTAGTATCATAATCTTCAAGTATTGTCTTCCAGGCACAATGATGAGCATCGAGAATGGCTTGTGTGTTATGATAATCTTTCACGGAGCGAAACCAACGATCTAATTTTGTCACAAGGATAATATCTATCTTATCTGCCTTAACATCTTCTAAAAGACGTAATAATTCTTTACGATTCTTCATTGTCTTTCTCGCAGAGATACCCTCATCTTGATAGTAATCAACGATTTCATACCCTTGCTCTTTTGCGTAAGAAGTGAGCATTTCTTTTTGCGTATCGAGGGAAAGCCCCTTTTCTACTTGCAGCTCATGAGATACACGGTCATAGATTGCACATCTGATTTTTCTTTTCATAAACATCCACCTTTCTTTTGAAAAAAGGGTATAAAAAATACACCCTATACAAACAACAGGATGCATGATATAATTTGTTTGTGTTTATATATCAATCATCCTGGTTGATAAGTTACGAATCCGGTATTGCCAGTACCGGATTTTTTTATTTACAAAATGATTATACGATAGATAGAACGTATGTGCAATATAAAAATGCAAAGTGAGCTAAAAGGTACCTCAGAAGGTTTCAGGAAACCTCAATGTGAGATTTTTTTAGTCAGTATACTGAAAAATGCGTATTTAGTCAGAAAGCTGACTACAAAAAAGAAAAGAGCAGCGGATGAGCTGCTCTTATGTAAAGAGATAATAATTGTTAATTTTTATTGTAAAGAAATTTCTTCTACGACTTCATTTCCATTCGGCTCAAAGTTTTCATTTGATGGAGCATCGGCAGTATATTTTACTGACTTAATATCTTTTGCATCAGAGTTTTTGAAGAAGTACATTAATGTACCCTCATTTTTGATTTTTCCGTTATATTCGCCATCCATACTGTCACTAAACCATACGTTAGGAGTAGTTTTTTCTTTTGTATCAGTTACCATGTTTGCCTGATCTGCATAAAAATATGTAGTATCATCAGAAGTATTTTCAACAGTCATATGTATAGCGACCAAAGCACCTTTATCGCCTTTTTTCATTTCTGCGGCACTTGCGATGTCATCATTGTCAAAAGTCACATTCGATACTTGTATCTGGTCGATAGTATAGTTGATTGTGCCGGTAGTTCCCTTGATATCCAGTTCTTTATTTGTGTAGTAAATTTCTTTTGTAATCCCATCAGATTTTTCGACTTTTGGTTCATTTTCATTTACTGCCTCGGTAGCAGCTTCTGCAGCAGCAGTAGTAGCCTCGGTCTTTGTCTTAGTATCCGCCTTGGATGAAGAATTTGTATTTCCGCCACCGCAGGCAGTAAATGACAATGACATTACTGCAATTAAACTAAGAGCTAATAATTTCTTTTTCATAAGTTTTTTCTCCTTTTCCTCGTATGAATAAAAATTTAAGTAGTTATAAGTGCAATTATACACTAAAAATTGTGAAATGTATATAAGTATTGACCGTCTTTGTGAAATGATGAAAATATATTTTTTAAATCAAAAGGGGTCTTTCAAGAAAAGAAGACTGCATTAATTTATAGGAACATTTTTAAGAAAAAATTTCAGTATAGCATATCTGAAAGAAATTACTTTTTTATAAGCAAAAAGGGGAACGGGTGGTGGAAAGGATACGTTTTGAAGCTTCCTTACAAAAATTCTTTTGATTTTAAATTTAGTACACTGGAACTGAAAGGAGGATTAATAAAATTATTTATTACGCAATCTATCATAATATAGATAGACCTGTAATTTTATTTTGCAAAGAAACATCGTATTTTTATCGTAAATAAGATAATCCTAAGTTAAAAGCTAAAAATGCCAATAGGAGACGAGATGAAAATACTTTTAGCGGAGCAAATGAAAAGAAAAGGATTATCGTATAGACAGTTAGAAATTTTAACCGGCATCAGTAAATCTACACTGCACAATATCGCCACAGGTAAAAGAATCCCCAGGATGGACACAATGGAGAAGCTGGCGGAACATTTGCATGTAAAGATAGAAGGTTTATACGAATCAGAATACAAATGAAAAAAGTGTCCACGTTTGTGGACAGGATGGTTTTTACGGTGCGAAATATGATACAATTTAGGAAATGAGTTAACAAAAATTACAAGTTGACGAAAATATGTTCGAGTTATATAATAAAAGAAATCGAACATATTTTCTGGGAAGAAAGGGGCACGCAAAATGAAGAAAAAGGAAAGGGTAAAAGACTATGGGAAATTGATTATTGATTTGGTAGATAAGATTGACGACCAGAACAAACTAAAACGCATATATCAATTTGTGAAATACATATATGTTCATTTCTAGAGAAAAGAAAAAGGAGCTTTACACCAAGAATAGTGTGAGCTCCTTTTTCTTATTCTTTTACAAATATTTTTTTAATTTGTTTTTTGATTGCATCTCTGGCATCTGCCGGAAGCCCCAAGTAAAAATTTAAAATGTCTCGATCGTCATCGTCCAAGTCATACTCGATACACAGCTCATCCAGAATAGTTTCTGGCAGATCTTCAAACATTTCGCCATCGCCATATGTCAGGTAATCGTAATTTACCTTATATTCACGGCAGATGGAAAGAATCATTTGCTCAGTAACATTATTGATTCCATTTTCAATACGACTAACAGTTTGTTTTTTTACACCAAGCTTTTCGCCAAACTTGTCGAGTGTGAGACCCAATGCTTTACGAATTTCTTTTACGCGCTCGCCTTGCGTCATTCCTTTTTCCTCCTTTCTCTTAAGTACACAATACCACGACAGAACAGAAAGGTCAATAAAAAAGTTCCGTAAAGTGACAAAAATGCATTGACAAAATCAATTAAAGTGACTATAATGTAAATATACGGAACAGGAAGTGAGGTGATAAATATGACAACAGCAACAAAGAAAAACAATATCGAGGAACAGAAAAACGATTTAAGAGAAATGGCTTCTTTACTTAAAGAAATGAGCAAAGAAGATAGAAAGAAACTTAAGTATGTCATGATGGGTATGCAGATAATGAAAGGTGCTGAGAAAGCAGGATAGGAGATGAGAAAACTGATTTATGTATCAGAACGAATCTTGAATATTCAGGATTTGGAAAAAGAAATTAAAAACGCAGCACTACATTTCGATATTTTGAAAAAAGAATTGAAAAAAACTGCACCATCTTCGGAAACAGTAGACGCTGCAGTTTATCAGATTAGTCAAAGCCTTGAAAAAGCTAACGACTTTGAGTTTTGTTTGGAACAAAGAAAATGTGAAATCAAAGATGCTTACGAGAATCCCAGATTTGCGGGAAATCATCAAGATGCTGGCAATGCGGATTAAAGCAATTCAGATATTTATAATCCTCGCATTGTTCATCTTTGTGAAGCTTAGAATTTTCGACAATAGGACAAGTGGCATATGAAAATTTGACTTCATATTCATTTTCTGGATTATCTGTAAACCGGTATTTTGCACTCAAAACAACATTACGGTTATACTGAGGGCATTTTACAGATTTACCTATGATCGTGTAATAAGAGGACATAGCATAGCTCCTTTCTTTCGTACTCGGCATGGCAGTGCCTGTATAGAAAGAGTATTGGAGAATTAGTGAAAAGTCAAGGAAACATAGACAAACAGTCCCAAATAAGATTTAAGGGGGGTGATAACCATGCGAGGATATACAGCTAACGGCAAAAGCTGGATTGATTGGGAAGGAAGAGACAAAGAAGACTATCAAGAAAATTACTTCATGTATCATTTAAGGAAGCAATTAGCACACCAATTTGCCGGAGAAAACGGGGTTTGTAATGTTAAGAATGTAACTCCGGCACTAGAAGAAAAAAAGCACCCTGGAGCGGCAGCTCCATTGGGTGCATAGAAAAAATACCAATTAAATTATAACACAAAATTAGGAAAATGGAAAGAGAAATTATGATTAAGGAAGAAAAAACTTTAAGTTTAGAAGCTATCAAGTTTTTGATAGAGAAGGTGTACGCAGCACAGCAGGCAGGAAATCATGTCGTTTTTACCTATGGTAATTCCAGTATTAGCATACTTACTATGGTAGGCGAGTTTAATACAGAAAAAGAATGGTTTGGTCAGTTTAATATATTCATTTCATCGCATGAAGAACAAAAAACAAACTATGATAAGTGCATTGCACACCTTGAAATTTTGGCAGGTGAGAAACATGATAATTAATTTTTTACTGAAAAAATATAGCCAAAATGAATCGGCTCTGGAACAGGAGCCGACATCATTTCTATTACTGAGGCGTAAGGCAGCACTAGAGGAACTGATTGTATTAGATATGAGAAAGAATGGAGTATGCAGATGAAAAAGTGGCAACTCACTCCAGATCTCGCAAGAATTCAATTCGATTCAAGCCGGGAATGGCTGGAAGCAAGAGAGGGAATTGGCGGTTCCGATGCCTCTGCTATCCTCGGACTGAATCCGTATAAAACAAACCAGGAATTGTGGATGGAGAAGAAAGGGCAGATGTCTCCTGTGGATATCTCAAACAAACCATATGTCAAGTATGGAAATGATGCAGAGTCATTGCTTCGAGCCTTGTTTTCATTAGATTATCCGGAATATACGGTTGAGTATTACGAAAACAACATGCTCATCAATAAAAAATATCCCTGGGCGCACGCTTCACTGGATGGAGAATTGATAGACAGTGAAGGACGAAGAGGTATCTTAGAGATTAAAACATCGAACATGCTGCAGTCTATGCAGTGGCAGAAATGGGACAATCAGATACCGGATAACTATTACATACAGGTTCTTCACTACCTGCTAGTCACAGAATATGATTTTGTCGTGTTAAAGGCACAATTAAAAAGCGTGCGTGATGGAGAAGTGAGGCTCACGACAAAGCACTACCATATCGAAAGAGAAGAAGTGCTTGATGATATTGAAATGTTAAAAAATGAAGAGGAAAAGTTCTGGCACAGTCTAAAAAGCGGACAGGAGCCGGGGCTTCTTCTTCCGGAAATATAGAAGGAGGAGTAATCAAATGGAGTTAAAGATTTATAACCCACAGGCAGACGGCTTTTTAAAAGCAATTGATTGGAATTTTGAAGAGTTAAAAGAAGAAATCACAAAGAAATCAAGCGATTATCTGAATCTCGTTTATAGCGATGACCAGATAAAAGATGCAAAGCAGGACAGAGCAAACTTAAGAAAGCTTGTTACTGCTCTTGAGAATAAGAGAAAAGAGATTAAGAAAGAAATCATGGTTCCTTATGATGATTTTGCTTCAAAGGAAAAAGAACTGGTTGAGATCATCAATGGAGCAATCGAGAATATCGATACACAGGTAAAAGGATATGAAGAAGGATTAAGGCAGGAGAAGCTTGCAAAAGTCAAAGAGATTTATAAGGAGTGCATCGGTGATCTGGACAGAACAATTCCTTTTGATAAGATTTTTAAAGAATCCTGGCTGAACGTCTCTACAACATTAAAATCCATAAAAGAGGAGATTATCACTATCCGGGGAAAGATAGACGGAGACTTAAAGATTATCAATGCAGAAAACAGTCCTTATATCTATGAGATGAAGGAAGAGTATTTAAAAGACTTTGACCTCATGGCTGCTATGGCAAAAAAACAGCAGCTCGAAGATACAGCAAAGAAGAAAGCTCTCTATGAGGAACAGAAGAGGAAAGAAGTAGAAGAAAGAGAACGTAAGAGAAAAGAGGAGGCCGCCAGGGTAGAACTGGCCGGTAAGGTACAGTCTGCTCCTGTTCCGGAGAAACAGCCGAATCCGGCAAATGTTGTTACACAGCAGCCGTCTATCCCGGAAAGTTATCAGGAGCAGGCAGCAAAACTCAGACGTAAGAGAGTAGTGATTGCGATTACAGCAAACGAAACACAGTATGCTTATTTGAATGAAGTGCTAATGAAATTAAAGAACAATGCTGAGAAAGTAGAGATTTTAGAGAAGGAGGAATTATAAATGGCAGTATCAAACACATTGGCAAAAAAGAGAACAGAAGCTTTTCAGAATGTTCAGTCCGCTTCTTACGAGGTAGGAGGCATGAAGATTGAACTTACTCCGGAGATTGTAAAGCAGTATATGGTTTCCGGAAACAAGGATAACGTCACAGTAGATGAAGTTATCATGTTTATGAATCTTTGCAAGAACAGTGGCCTTAATCCGTGGGCAAAAGAAGCGTACTGCATTAAGTACGGAAGTGAGCCAGCAACGATGGTTATCGGTAAAGAAGCTTATATAAAACGTGCAGAGGCAAATGATAATTACGATGGTTTCGAAGCCGGAATCATTGTTCTTGATGCACAGACACAGGAAATAATACATAGAACCGGTTGTTTTAAGCTGCCTTCCGAAGAGATTCTCGGAGGATGGGCGAAAGTTTACCGCACCGATCGCACTCATGCATACGAAGCAGAGGTTTCTTTTGATGAATATGCCGGTAGAAAGAAAGACGGAAGCTTAAATGCCCAGTGGAGTAAGAAGCCATCTACAATGATCCGCAAGGTTGCATTGGTACAGGCTTTAAGGGAAGCATTTCCTTCGGCATTCGGCGGCATGTATACGGCAGAAGAAAAGGGATTTGCAGAAGATGTTGCTGGTGAGGTTTATGTTCCTCCGGTAGAAGCTGCGGCAATCGAAGAAAAGGCAATGATACAGCCGGAAGTGGTGGCTTCTGCTATAAAGGAGCCGGCATCTGATCAGGGACGTTCGCAGGCACCAGAAGGCCAGCAGACATTTTTTTAAAGGATTAAAGCAATGACGGAAATTCATTTTACAGTGCCCGGACCTCCGAAAGGAAAGGCCCGGGCCAGAACCGTACATACAGGCGGTCGAACGTTTTCCTACACCCCGGAGAGAACAGTTTTGTATGAAAATCTGGTAAAGACTTGCTTTTTCCAGATCAGGGCACATCCCTTTGATGCGGATGAGGAGCTTAAAGCAAATATCATAGCATATTACCCGATCGCAAAGAGTACGAGCAAGAAAAAGCGGCAGCAGATGCTTGCCGGTCTTATCCGGCCGACAAAGAAGCCAGATTTAGATAATGTTATAAAGAGTATCTTGGACGCATTAAACAAGGTCGCTTATCATGACGATACGCAGATTGTTTCGCTGTCTGTAGAGAAATTTTATTCAGACTCTCCAAGAGTGGAGGTTAGTATAAGCAACTTAGAAAACAAATCATAGAAAATTAAATATTGAGTCCTGAAAGGAGTCTTATGACATATTTAGATATGCTCAATAATTTTTACGATTTTTGCGAGTGCAACGTCGTTTCTGGAAATGCGCAATTGCTTTTTCATACACTTTTAATGATCAACAATAGGTGCGTTTGGGAACAATGGTTCTCTCGCACTAACGTAAGTCTGAGCGAAAGAATGGGTATTAGTGAGAAAGCCTTTATTCGTGCCAGGAACGAGTTGAAGCAACTTGGGTTGATTGATTTTATATCTTCAAAAAAGCGAGGGACATGCACTAAGTACTGCATTTTGTACAATACAAATGACAGTACAAAAGAAGTACAAAAGAAGTACAAAGGAAGTACAAAGGAAGTACAAAAGGCTGACATAAATAGATATAAGACAGAGACTAAGATAAAAAAAGATATATCTGACGATATATCTAAAAAAACACGCACAATCTTCAAACCACCGACTGTTCAGGAAGTGAGGGACTACTGTGAGCAAAGAGGCAATAGTATCGATGCGGAGTATTTCGTAGATTTTTACACATCGAAGAACTGGATGGTGGGGAAGAACAAAATGAAAGACTGGAAGGCGTGTGTGAGAACTTGGGAACGTAATAGCAAGCAGGAGAACCCCGCTAAGCAGCAGGCAAGCAGGAATGGATTTCACAATTTTGAGCAGCGTGAATATGATTACGGTGCACTGGAAGAGAGGCTCACGGGAGGTAGATAGAAATGGCAACAATAGAAGAAGTTATTAGAGAAGGTTATAAAACCAGCCATCGAGCAACGAGTACAGAAACTTTATTCGAAATTATTCAGCATCCGATGAAAGGAAATATCGCAATTTTTCCTGGTAAGAAAAAATCAGATATCAGAGCATTGATAGAAAGATTAAAAGACCCAAGGGGATTAAAAGCTTTTGGGGATGATTTGGATTTTGTTGTGATAGATATGAAAGCGACAGAAGAAAAAATAGCAGCTGAAACCTGTCCATACTGTAAAAATGAAATCGAATTACGCCTGCCTTGGAAACCCCAGGGAAGTGAATATCAAATTTATTGCCCGTTCTGCGGAGAGAAAATTATGCTTTGCGATGCTTGCTTACATGCAGAAGATAACGAAGCAGGAAAATGCGACTGGATTGACGGAAAAGGATGTTGGAGAGGAAAAGACAATGCAGCGCCAGAAACGAAAGAACAGCGACAGAAGCGACTTATGGACGAATGCCTCACCAAGTACAGCAGAAATTGCTAAAAGATTGCAGCCGGACACGCCTCTTTAGAGGATTTTTACATTACAGCAACTTGTTAACCGCTCCATGTGCGAACACGGAGCTATATGCCATTGATTCCCCGGCAATGCCGGGGAGAAGGAGTAAACATGACAGAAAAAATTTTAAAAAATAACCAGGCAGTAATTGCAGGAGAAATTATCTCTGATTTTGAATTCAGCCATGAGGTTTTTGGCGAAGGATTTTATTTTGTGAAGTTAAAAGTGAGCAGACTCAGTCATTCCAGTGATATTATTCCACTGCTGGTATCCGAGCGACTCATTGACGTGAGTGAATCACATATCGGTCAGTTTTTAGAGGTGCGAGGTCAGTTCCGTTCGTATAACAAACAAGAAGGCAATCGAAGTCATCTGGTTTTATCCTTATTCGTGATGGAACTTGAATTCATCGACAGTATAGAGAATCGAAATCCAAATACGATTTTCCTTGATGGATATATTTGCAAAGAACCTGTCTATAGAACAACACCTCTTGGAAGAGAAATTGCAGATGTGTTATTGGCTGTAAACAGGGCTTATGGCAAGTCTGATTATATTCCGTGCATATGTTGGGGAAGGAATGCAAGATATGCGGGTAATCTTTCGGTAGGAAGTAGAATCCAGTTATGGGGACGTATTCAGAGCAGAGAATATCAGAAACAAATTGGAGAAGGTAAGGTAGTTGATAAAGTGGCCTTTGAAGTTTCTGCAAGCCAGATGGAATATATCGAGGAGAAAGAATGAAGAAGATTGAAATAGATATCCCTCTTGAGGCTTACACAGACAATGTCAGAAGAATCATCGAAAGAAGCTTACATGATTTAGAAGCAGAGCCCCCCTATTTGACTTCATTTCTTTGTGATCCGAAGCTGACAGAAGAAGACTTAGAGACAGCACTGCATATCTTAGAAAAAGCAGGAACAGAATTAACAAAACAAAAATTAATTAAAGCGGAGCTTAAAACCCGAAGAGAAGTAGTAAGTTCGACAGAGTTTCCAGCAGACTTAAGACAGGAATGGGAAGATATGCAAGAAGCGGTAAAAAGGAGAAAACAGAATGGATAAATGGGTACTAGTAACAGAAAAATTGCCAACGAAAGAAGGATTATACGTAGTAACGATGGACGGGGGAATAGCCGGACAAAAAGAGCCATTCACAAGCACCAACTATTTTGAAAATGGGAAATGGGACGATGATGGAGACTGCGTTCTCGCCTGGATGCCACTGCCTAAGCCATACAGACCGAAAGATAATAAGGAAAAACCAGCATGGGGAGATTGGATATTAGGCGATTTTATGAAGAATTCGAAAGGCGAGAGATTATGATAAATCCGTGTACAAAATGCATCGAAAAGGGCAGGTGCGAGGGAATGAATCAGCCATGTAAGCAAGGTAAAGCTTACCAGAGATGGAAAGCCGGCTGCAAGAGAGTGGCGGAGTATACGAAAAGGGTGAACAAGAGGAAGAAGTAAATTATGAGTCACGAATACAGAATATTAGAACAAATGCTTATCAAAGGACAAATAAGCCGCCAGGAATTTAAAGAGAGGATAGATATCGAATATGGCAAACTGGAGCAGGAGCTTATGAACGATGAAATCACACCGGATGAGCATGTTGAGAGATATAATGCTTTGACGGAGCTGGAACCTCAGTCGTTTGGACCACCGGAGTTGCATGAGCATATTTAGGAGGAACAAAAATGGACAGAAAAGAAATGATTAACGCATTAGAAACAATCAGAAAAGCTTGCACAGGAAGGTGTGGGGAGTGTCAGCTTGGAATAAAAGAAGGAATATGCAAGCTAAAAGAAACAAATCCGGATGAGCGGACACCTAAAATTATGGGATTCAGTTGCAAGGACTGCGAGTATAAAGCATCTGAATGCTGCGAGAGGTGCGACGTTCTTGCCCATCCTGACGTTATTGTGGGGATCCGCTACAGAGCTATTGACGGAATACCAAGTCAAGAGCCTTGCGAGATAGTTGTAAGACTGACAAACGGAAATACGGTTACGTATCGGCGAGCGAACTAAAACAAAAAGGAGAAAAAAGAAAATGGAGAAAACAAAAACAGCTACAATAATTCCTTTTGAAGAAGCGGCATACAAGGAACACGTAGTCGAAGCAGAAATTGTAGTTCACGGAAGCCAAGAAAAACCATATTACGAAATTAAATACAGAAAAGCTGGCGAAGCTGATTACAGCATTGGATATTCGTCTTACAATCTAGATATAGTATTTGGATTTTTAGATAAATATTTTGTATTTGATAATAAAGAGAAAAATAATTTTTCGGATAGGTGGTAGGATGAATATACGAAATCACGAACATTATAAAGACCGGACGGCACATGATGCGATTAAGGCAGCGGATAAGCCGCCAGATTCGGTAATGGTCACAATTGAAGCAATGAGAGCGGTAGCGAGAGTTGGCGGATTTAGAGTGTTTGGCAGAATTAAACTTCAAGATGAAAAGACTGGTAAAATTTATAGATAGCAGGAGGTGGTTATCTTGAACATAAAACAGGTTCTCAATGATTATGTAGATGCCTGCGAACTTGTTAGAGAAACAGAGGATGATATTGCAGAGCTTGAACAGAAACAGTCTGTAGTCACTTCTGACAAGGTAAAAGGTAGTATGAATGAGCATCCATATACACAACAGTCCTTTAACATCGAAGGACTTGCGTATGATGAGAAACGCAACGAACGCTTGACGAAAGAAATGGATATTCTTTCTAAGCGGAGAGAAAAAGCAAACCGCGTCAGACTGCAGGCATTAGAAGTCATTAACCAGGCACCAATCCGTATCCAGAGAATTATCCGCTTCCGATATGAGAAAAAACTTACATGGGAAGAAGTAGCCGATCGGATGAAAGGAAGTACCTCCGGAGGGTTAAAGATGGAACTTAAAAGATTTTTTGAAGAAAAATGAAAGTTTGTTACGAATGTTACACATGTTACGATGAAGTGTGTTAAAATTTAAAATTGAGAAGATAGGATAAATAGTTCTCCTTTGTAAAACATTTTTCAGAAGGCACTCCACAGAAATGTGGGGTGTTTTTTGTTATATAAAAAATTCGTAGTAGTATGGAAATTTATCGATATATATTGTAAAATAAAGAAAAATGTTTTACGGAGGAAACAAATGGAAAGAAATATTATATCTTTCATGAATATGAAAGGTGGAGTTGGAAAAACAACAGTTTGTGTAAATATAGCCGGTTGTTTGGCTGATCGAGGTAAAAAAATATTATTGATTGATATTGATCCACAAATGAATGCTACACAATATTTATTAAATCCTCAAAATATTCAAAAAGTGATTGATGATAAATATACAGAAAAGGAAACTATTTACTGGCTTTATAAGGATAGTGCAGAAGATGATTTGTACGGTATTAGCGGAGAAGACCCAGATTCAGTTTCAAGCTCTGAAAGTTCTATAAGTGAGAAAATTATATATAATGTAAGAGAAAACTTAGATTTGATATGTGGCGATTTAAGAATGACAAATATAGTTGATACAGATGGAACAGCAACAGATACATTAAATTTATTTATAGATAATGCCAGTTTGAGAAATAAGTATGATTTTATTTTCATTGATTGTCCGCCTACGCAGTCAGTATATACGACCTCTGCATTTAAAGCCTCTGATTTTTATTTGTTAATAATCAAGCCAGATTATTTATCTACAATAGGCTTATCACTGTTTGAAAAGATTGTTGGAAAATTTAATAATCGCAGAACAAAAAATGCGAAAATACAAAGACTTGGTATTATAGCGAACCTTGTACAAAAGGGATCAGGCGGATATCATGATGAGAAATTACGTGAAATAAGAGAAAAATATAAATTCAGTAAAGTGTTTGAGCAGACCATTATAATAAATAACCGAATCGCAAGAGCTAGTGAAGAACAAAAATTGATGTATGAAACGAAAGGTTGTAAAAGTCCGATATTAAAATTAACTAAGGAATTTTTAGATGTATATAATTGTGCAGTGAATGGAGGAAGCTTGAATGATAGATAATAATACGCTGGATTTAATAAAAGAATATTTAAATACAAGAGAAAGGAGTAATATGGATTCTGAATTATCGGATATTTTGGTAGTTAGGAAACTTTTGTTTATTTCTATTCTTCAAAATTTAATTTTATCAAAAAAAATTTTTAGAAAAAACAAAGATATTGCTACTTTTTTAAAAAATAATTTTGGAATTTCCTTAAGTGATTATATGATTCATTCACGTACAACAATTTGCGGGAAAATAGTTCGAATAATTAAAGAAATAACAGATGAAGATGAAATAAATAATTATTTGAATAAGTTATTTGAGATATTAAAAAAAATAAACAATAATGATGATTTAGAAAAAGTTGATATTTATAGTGTGATAGAAAGAATGGAGCTATAATTTATGGATGTGGTTAGTGACTTCAAAAGCACCATTGAGAAAAATACAGCAAACTCAATGAATATTTTAAATAAAGTCTATAAGAAAAAAGAAATTAATTCTAGAAAAGAGTTTATACGAGAGATTAATAAGTATTATACCGGATTAAGAGTTTTGTTCCAATATACATCTGGAGAAGAAAAACAAGTTCAATTACTTAATAATATTTTGTTAAATATGTGTTCACTATTAAATTGTGTAATCATTGGGGATATAAGATTAATTTATTTTTTATATAGAAATACTATAGAGAGTTTCTTGAGATATATATCTCAAGATTATGCTACGAAAAATTTAGAAGATCTCTTTGCTTGTATTGATAATGGAAGTAGTGGTATTGAAAAGAATATATTAACAAAATACAAAAGTCAAATTAAGTATATATATTCAGAAGCATGTAAATATATTCATACAGATATTAATAAAGTGCCTGAAAATATAAATAATATGAAAAGATTCAATACATATGTAAAAAGAAATTTGAAAGAGGAATTAAAATATTTTCGTTGGTTATCAATTCTTATTATATCGATACTTAAAATTAAATATCCAGAAAAATATATGTGCTTGAAGGCAAATGCAAAAGCATATATTGATGACATTATCCCATTGGAAAAACGTACGGAATATCAAGATATATTGGATGAAAAAAATAAACAAGATCGAAAATATTAATTTATTAAAGTATTTTAAAAAGAGATGATATTATAGAGTGAGATAATATAGTAATTCAAGACCGCACAAAATGTGTGGTCTTTTTCTTATCCCCTTAGCTCAGTGGTAGAGTAATGTCTCAGGTTCGATTCCTGGAGGGGATATTTCCAAAACGAATAAAGAGGTGGTGATGATGCCGAGAAAGCCGGACGAAAGAATAATTCAGGCAAAAGAACTATACCTGAAAGGATTGAAATTAGTTGAGATTGCAAGTCAACTAAGTCTTCCAGAAGGAACAGTTAGGCGATGGAAAAGTACTTATAAATGGGATAACGAACGTTCGGATAAGAAAAGCGAACGTTCGAATAAAAAGAAAGGCGGTCAGCCTAGTAATAAAAACGCAGAAAAACATGGTTTCTTCTCGAAGTATCTTCCAGAAGAAACCTTTTCTATTATCCAGGAGATTGAAAAGAAAGATCCATTGGATATACTCTGGGAAAATATACAGATTGCTTATGCAGCCATTGTCAGAGCACAGCAGATTATGTATGTGAAAGATCATGATGATAAGACGATTGAAAAAGTAGAAGAGAAAAAAGGAAAAGATAAGAAGATTATCGGTGAGAAATGGGAGGTACAGGAAGCATGGGATAAACAGGCAACATTTTTAAAAGCACAGGCAAGGGCACAGGGAGAATTAAGATCCTTGATAAAACAATATGATGAACTGCTGCATAGTAATTATGAATTAGCAACAGAAGAACAGAAGACTAGGATTGAGCAGATCAGGGCGAAGACGGCAATTATATCTGGTGTGGATGAAGAAGAAACAGAAGATGATGGCTTCTTAGAAGCGCTTAAAGGCGAGGCATACGCAGTATGGGAAGAAGAGTAAAGAAAGCAGCCTTTAAATTTAGACCATTTTCACGTAAACAAAAGAAAATCCTTACCTGGTGGATGCCGGAGTCTCCAGTATGTGATCAAGATGGAATTATAGCAGATGGAGCAATTAGGTCAGGAAAGACAGTCTCTATGTCGCTCTCATTTACTATGTGGGCGATGGAATCGTTTGACGGTCAAAACTTTGCGATGTGTGGAAAAACAATCGGTTCTTTCAGGCGAAATGTTTTGTTTTGGCTGAAACTGATGCTTAGAAGCCGCGGTTACTATGTAGAAGACCATAGAGCGGACAATCTCGTAATTGTTCGCAGAAATGGAAAGGAAAATTATTTTTATATTTTTGGTGGCAAGGATGAACGCTCACAAGACCTCATTCAGGGTATTACCCTGGCAGGGGTCTTTTTTGATGAAGTTGCCCTGATGCCGGAAAGTTTTGTCAACCAGGCAACAGGACGATGCTCCGTAGATGGCTCAAAATACTGGTTTAACTGCAATCCGGATGGTCCGTATCATTGGTTTAAAACTGATTGGATTGATAAAGCAGAAAAAAAGAAGATAGTATATCTTCATTTCACGATGGATGATAACCTCAGCCTATCGGAGCGGATTAAGAAGAGATACCGCTCCATGTATACCGGTGTGTTTTATAAACGGTATATCTTAGGCCTTTGGGCTGTAGCGGAAGGTATTATCTATGATATGTTCAGTGAAGAAAAGCACGTCATATCAGAGTCGCAGAGCTATGTCGGTAGGAAGTATGTAAGTGTTGATTACGGTACCCAGAATGCAACTGTTTTTTTACTCTGGGAGAAGAACCGAAAAGGGCAGTGGGTTGCTACAAAAGAATATTACTATTCTGGAAGAGATGAAGCGGAACAGAAAACAGATGGTGAGTATGCGGATGATATGGAAGAGTTCGTCAGTGGGATTGAAATAGAATCAATCATTGTAGATCCGGCGGCAGCTTCCTTTATTGCAGAGCTTAAAAAAAGGGGCTTCAAGGTTAAGAAAGCAAAGAATGATGTTCTCGATGGGATACGTTTTGTTGGAAATCTTCTTAATCTGGGAGTCTTGTTGTTTCTTAAAGATTGTAAGGAAACGATTAAAGAATTTGGTTCCTATATCTGGGATGAAAAGGCAGTGGAACGTGGAGATGATAAGCCGGTAAAGCAGTTCGATCACTGCATGGATGCTGCACGATATTTTGCTTATACCATCATAAGACGGGAACGAAAATGGAGTTGAGATAGATGATAAAAGAATTTATCGAAAGAATAGGGCAGGTGATTAGAAAGATGCTTGGAAGAGAAAAAATAAAAGATGCCATCGGGGTTGAGGTAGCGGTATCTGACAAAATGGCGAATGGGATTGATCTCTGGGCTAAGATGTATAAAAATGAGCCGCCCTGGAAGGAAAAGAATATAAAGCTTTGTGGATTGCCTGCTGCTATTGCCGGAGAGTTCGCAAGACTTGTTACGCTGGAACTGAAAACAGAAGTTACAGGAAATGACTTCATTAACGAAGAGTACCAGGCAGTTGTTAGTGACATCCGTAAATATACAGAATATGCCTGTGCTAAGGGCGGGTTAGCAATGAAACCTTATGCATCAGAAGGGCATATAGAGGTAGATATGGTTCAGGCAGACAGGTTCTTCCCTACGAAGTTTAATTCTAGAGGAGTTACGGCAGCGGTATTCGCTGAGAGCTTAACGGTAGGGAAAAAGGTATATACCAGACTGGAATATCATCAACACGAAGGCACAATGTATCACATAAACAACAAAGCTTTTGTAAAACAGGATCTTGACAATGTTGAGGTTTTGGGGAAAGAAGTTCCTCTTACTGCTGTACCGGAATGGGCTAATCTGCAGGAAGAAGTTACGCTTAAGAATGTAAAGATGCCACTGTTTGCCTATTTCAAGATTCCTAATGCGAACAATGTGGATGATACATCACCTCTTGGTGTTTCTGTATATTCCAGAGCTATCAATGACATTAAAGAGGCGGACAATCAGTGGACAAGACTCCTTTGGGAGTTTGAGGGTTCGGAGCTTGCGATTGATGCAGACATTACCTTGTTTAAAAAGGATGATAAGGGAAATTATGAGTTTCCAAAGGGCAAGGATAGACTGTTTCGCATGATGGACCTTGATGATAATGCCGAGAAATACAAAGTGTTTGCGCCGGCTATTCGTGATGAGAACCTTATTAATGGATTTAATGCGATTCTTCGCAGGATAGAGTTTAACGTAGGACTTGCTTACGGGACATTAAGTGACCCAAATACCGTTGATAAGACCGCGGAAGAGATTAAAGCAAGTAAGCAGCGTTCCCATAGTACAGTATCGGATATCCAAAAGTCATTACAGACTGCATTAGAACAGTTAGTATATGCGATGGATGTCATGGCTCAACTTTCTGGACTTTCTGGCAGAAAGAAATACGAGATGAGGTTTGACTGGGATGATTCGATTGTGACAGATAGGGAACAAGATAGAAAGCAGGATATACAGGATGTTAGTATGGGAATTATGCGCCCGGAGGAATACCGAGCAAAATGGTACGGTGAAACGGTAGAGCAGGCAAGAAAGAATCTTCCGGAGCAGAATCAGGTGATGGAGTAAGATGAGAGATGAATATAAAAACAAAATGGCTGATAAAATAGCAGCACGCTTTACTGATCTGGAAGAACGTATCATGAAAGATATCGTAAGAAGAATACGAAAAACGGGAGAAATCACCAGCACAGCTGACTGGCAGATAAACAGGCTAAAGATTCTTGGGTATTCTTCGGAAGACATTGAAAAGGCAATAAAAGACACATTGAATGATTCTTACCCAGAAATGTTTGAGCTGTATGATAAGGTCATAGACTGGGAATATGTCCGAAATAAAGACATATACGAGCAGGTTAATGCACAGTTTATCCCTTACGAAGAGAATGAGCAGATGCAGCAGCAAGTAGAAGCAATCATCAGGCAAAGCCGGGAAGACTTAGAAAACATAACAAATTCGCTTGGCTTTTATTTGAACTATAATGGAAAGATGGTTGTTACTCCGTTATCACAGATTTATACCGGCTATTTAGATAATGCCTGTTATGATATTGTTTCTGGGGCATTAGATTATGGCAGTGTTTTAAGAAAAACCGTTACGCAACTAACAAACAGCGGCATGAGGACAATTAATTATCCCTCTGGATGGACCAACAGGGTTGATGTGGCTGCCAGAAGGGCGGTCTTAACAGGAGTAGCACAGGTTTGCGGAAAGATTAATGAGTATCATGCACAGCAGCTTGGAACAGAATACTTCGAAGTGGACTGGCACTCAGGAGCAAGACCAGCCCATGCAGTGTGGCAGGGCAGAATATATTCGAAGCAGCAGCTAGTTTCTGTTTGCGGTTTAGGGACAGTAACGGGACTTCTTGGAGCAAACTGTTATCATATGTATTATCCGTTCTTTCCTGGCATTTCGGTAAGAAATTATACAGATGAATGGCTGGATGAACAAAACAAGAAAGACAATACTCCGAAAAGCTTTGATGGAAAAGAGTATACGGCTTATGAAGCAAGACAAAAACAGAGAAAAATGGAAACAGCCATGAGAGCGCAGCGGCAGAAAGTAAAACTCATGGAGAGCGGCGGGGCGGATAAAGATGAAGTTATGCTGCATAAAGCAAAATATCAGACTCAACTAGGCGAATATGCTAGGTTCAGCAAGAGGATGGGGTTAAAACAGCAGCGAGAACGTATCTATCTTGATATGAGAGGGAGAGTAGCTCCACGAAGTCTTAAAGCTGTGAAACAATTTCCACCAGAGATGATTCAAAATGCTGGAAGAGATATTGCACAGTATAGAAGATATAAAAATGTGCTTGGAAAATCTATTGGTTCTCTTGCAGAATTTGGCCGCATGAAATATAATGATGATAAGAAATGGAAGGACATAAAAGAAGCTTATACAGATGTCAATTGGCAGAGAAAAGCTTTGGTAAATCGAACAAAAGGAACTGTTCATTCCGTTCCGTATATAGGAACTCCTAACAGTGTGTTTGATAATTATAAAGATGAGGTAATTCAAAGCAGGAGATATTATGGCAAAGATGGAAAGCCGAAGTTAGATATAGATATGAGTGATCATGGAAATGCAAAGGAGCATCCAGTAGTTCCACACTATCATAATTGGTATCTAACGGATAAAGGCACATTGAAGAGAGAAAGCAAGCATGATAATACACTTAAGTTAGGGCATAAAATTGCTAACAGCGATATTTTAAGTGAGGTGATGAAGGATGATTGAGCATGAGTCTTATGGAAAATTAGAGAGTCTTGCAGAATTAGAAGACGCAATTCAAATGGGATTAGATATTGAGTTCCTTCTACATGATACGAGATATAATATCTCTTGGAGGGACGATAAACCATTTATATGCGAATGTCCGGAGGGAGCGGCTAAGTTTTTTGATACTCCAGAACTTTTGTTACAGGAGTATGAAGTGGGTGGTAAACCACTAAGATCTCTATGGAGAGATATAAAAATATTATCTATGTAATTAACACGTTTGGTAAATAGAAATCAGACGTGTTATTTTTATACTCATTTTTAAGAAAGGATATAGCTATTTATGAAATTAATTGAATAATGGGAGAACTCCTGTCAGGGTATGCTCCTGACCTCCCGGAAAGAACCATAAAGGCACAGCGAAAAGCTGTGTCTTATTTCGTTGGTAATTTTGAAAAAAGGAGGATTTTGCGATGAATAACTTGATGAATTTTGAAGGAAACAGCGTGGAAGTATTTGAATGGAATGGACGGGTATTGTTTAACCCTAGACATGTGGCTTATATTTTAAATATCAAAAACGTTAACGATAATCTTAGAAAAATGAGTAACAAACAGGTTGTAAAACTTAAAAATTCGGATATCGGTAATACCGACATCCGAAAATTGAACAATGCAGGTGAGAATTTTCTTACAGAAAGCGGTGTTTATAAATTGATTTTTAAAAGCCGACAGCCTGCCGCAGAACGTTTCTCAGATTGGGTTGCGGATGATGTTCTTCCACGGATTCGCAAGACAGGATCCTATGAAATGCCGGAAAAAGAGAAAAACAAAAAAGAAAAACTTTCTTCTGTAAACCAGATGGCAAAGAACATCACTGGCCTCTTACATGAAGCAGGAGTAGATGCAAAATTTATTGCTGCAGAAGTGGTAAGGATTTATACAGATAATGGTTATCCGGTTCACTCTCCGGTAATCACAGAGGATAGTAAACTTTGGGACTGCACATCCATCGCAAAAGAACTCGGAATTCTTTCAACCAACGGAAATCCACACGATAAGGCGGTATCGGCAATTATCCAGAAACTTGACTTATTTGCAGATGAGATTATCAGAACAGCATATAGCAAAAATGGACATGGCGGAGTCACAGTCCAGTATAAAGACAGCGTTTTAGAAAAAGTAAAAGAGTGGTTGGAGGATAACGGATATCCAACTGTGATTGAATATGGTTTAGCAAATGGAAAAACTAACAACTGTAAGGTTGTTTATGATATTTAAGGAAAGGAAATTAAGAACATGAAAAAATTATTTATTTCACAGCCAATGAGAGGGAAAACAGATGAGGAGATTCTTGAAACAAGAGAAAAAGCAATTAAAAAAGCAGAGAAACAGGTTGGGGAGCCTGTCAAAGTGATTGATTCCTTCTTTCAGTCGGCTCCAGTAGGAGCAAAGCCCCTTTGGTTCTTAGGTAAATCTTTAGAGCTTTTATCCAGTGCAGATATTGCGTATTTTGCAAAAGACTGGCAGAAAGCAAGAGGATGCAAGATTGAGCACGAGTGTGCAGTTGAGTATGGAATTCCGAGGATTGAACATGCGTAGGAGGCAAGGGATGGGAAACGAAGAATTTTTAAGGCTTTGTAAGGAAAAAGTAGCTGAATATACAAATTCACACATGGATAAGACCGATGAAAAACAGATCACAGCACAGGATGTGTACGTGGTATGGAGTTGTAAGACATTACAGAACAGCAAAGCACTTCTGAGCACGACTGTGCCGGATGGAATGTATTACGAGCTGACATATAACGGAGATAAGCACGAGTTATACTTTGATGCTTATAAGAAATTTCAGAACATGTGTTTTAAACTGTAATTGCGCCGGCGCAAGAAAGGAAAAACGATGAAAAAGAAGATTTTATTAGTAGTGATGGCGACAGTATTAGCACTGGGAGTTCTTACCGGATGTTCGGAATCTTACAAAGTATCACAGAATGTATCTCAAGAAGCTGACAATTTTAACGTAACAAGAAAGCTGACAGTGATTAATGCCAGAACTGACACTGTATTGCTTGAACTTACTGGAACATTTGCTTTGCAGAATAATAATGATAACGAGCTTGAAGTTATCATCGAAACAGCAGAGGGAAAGTATAAGAAAGATTTGGTTTATCTGAATGATTATACAATGTATGTCGTTGAAGATGTTTCGGGAGCGAATGTGGATAAGTATCACTATGAAATCAACTTCTTACCGGAGTGGGGAGCTAAGATAACTCATAAAAACTAGAAGGTGATTCACACATCTCCCGCAGTGGGGTAAAGTTGCATTGGTCAGTGGATTAGACCTTAAACAGTCGGTTCGTGGCGGTCGGTTACACGCCTAAAACAACCTAATACGAAAGGAGCATAGTAACATGAAAACAGATTTTTTAAAAGGTTTAAATCTTTCCCAGGAAGTGATTGACAAGATTATGGCTGAGAACGGAAAAGACATTGCAGTAGAACAGAAAAAAGCAGAAAAAGTTATCCAGGAAAGAGACAGCTATAAGTTAAAGGCAGAATCTCTTGAAACACAGGTAAACGATGCCAATACCGAAATCCAGAAGTTTAAAGACATGGATATTGATGGAATTAAAAAAGCAGCGGATGACTGGAAAGAGACGGCAGAAAAGGCAAAGGCCGATGCGGATAAACAGATTTCCCAGATGAAATTTGATTATGCATTATCCACAGCATTAACTGGAGCAAAAGCCAAGAATGCCAAAGCTGTCAAAGCACTTCTCGATATGGATGGACTGAAATTCAATGATAATGATGGGAAAATCGTTGGATTAGATGAGCAACTTGCTCAGATTAAGGCAGATAATGATTATCTGTTTGAAAGCGATGAGCCGGCACCAGAGTTTGTAAAAGGGACAAACGGTGGTTCTGGCAGTGTCGGAGGAAAGAAACCGAGTGAAATGACATATACCGAATTGTGTGACTATATGGCACAGAATCCGGGAGCAGAGATTTAAAAAAGGAGTAGAAAATGGCAGGAGAGAAATTTGATTCAAAAAGTTTTAATCCTCAGGCTTTTGGAGCCTATACAGAGAGGATTCCGAACTTAAAGAGAAACGAACTGATTAAATCAAAAGCTTTAAAAGGCAATCAGGATATCAAGCGTACCTTTAATTCTCAGACAGGAACCGTTTATGCAGTTCTTCCAATGCATGGACTTATTGGTGGTACTGCACAGAACTATGATGGCGAAACAGACCTTGAATCCGAAGGAACAGAGACATTTGAAAGAGGGGTTGTCGTTATTGGCCGTATGAAAGGTTGGACAGAACGAGACTTTTCTGAGGATGTAACCGGAGGAGTCAGCTTCATGGATAATGTTGCTGCCCAGGTTAATGACTATAAGGCAGAACTTGACCAGACGACATTGGTAAAGATTCTTGAGGGTATCTTCGCTATGACAGGAGCAGAGAACTTAAAATTTGTACAGAATCACACATCCGATATCACGGGAGAGACAGCAACGGATAAGGATGGAAATGTAAAGAATGTAGTTCAGGCGGACACATTAAATACCGCATTACAGAAAGCAGCAGGAGACAATAAGTCTAAGTTCACGATCGCAATCATGCACAGTGCTGTAGCAACAAATCTCGAAAACCTGAAGCTGTTAAAATATATGACTCAGACAGATGCAAACGGAGTTGAAAGAGACTTAACTCTTGCAACATGGAACGGACGCTTAGTTCTGATTGATGATTCTATGCCAACGGAAGCTGTTGCAGCAGTAGCAGAAAGTGGAACAAAAGGAAGCCCAGGATACGTTGCACCACAGGAAGCCTACACTAAATATACAACTTTTGTTCTTGGTGATGGTGCTTTTGATTATGAGGATATTGGTGCAAAAGTGCCGTATGAAATGTATCGTGATCCAAAGAAACACGGCGGAGAAGATACTCTCTATATGAGACAGAGAAAAGTATTTGCACCATATGGAATCTCGTTTACAAAAAAATCCATGACAGCTAAATCTCCTACAGATGCTGAATTAACAAATGGAGCTAACTGGGAACTTGTTAACAATGGCAAATCTGGATCCGCCAAGAAAACAATCAACCATAAAGCAATTCCTATTGCAAGAATTATTTCGAGGGGATAGGGGTGATTTCATGGCAAGATACGCAGACTACGCCTTCTATGTAACTGAATTTGCCGGTAACATCATTCCAAACGAGGAGTTTCAGCGGGTAATTGCAAAAGCGAGTGCATATATCAAAAATATTACTTTCTCAAGAGTAGATGAAAGTAATGTTCCGGAAGAAGTAAAAGCTGCAGCTTGTGCTGCAGCAGAGATTATTTATAACATAGAGACATCGAGCACCGGATCCGAAGAAAAGAAATCAGAGACAACGGATGGATATAGCGTAACCTATGTAAATGAGAGAATGGATGGACAAACCATGGAGGATTTAATTCAGAAAAAAGTGAGAGAGGCAGCAAAAGTTTATTTACTGCCAACGGGTTTGTTATTTAGGGGAGTGGTGCCATGATGTTGACAAATAGTTCTGCTACTCTTTATAGCCGTCAATATGATAGCAGTAAAAAAAATGATATTTGGAAAAGAATATTTATCAAGTCTGTCTGGTGGCATGAAACAGAAATGTCCGCGATTACAACGGACGGTTTAAAAAGTGCAGATACCTTTGTGATTAGAGTTCCGGATATATCAATATCAATCAAGAAGGATGATTATCTTGTAAAAGGAGAATGCAACATTGATATGGCAACGGTAAAAGACCTTAAGGGTGAGCAATATTGCAAGGTTACAGCTGCAAACTACAATACATTTGGTTCAAATCAACATATAAAGGTGAGTGGTGTGTAATGACAGCGAAGAAAAACTTTGTAATTCAAACTCCGAGAGGAAGTATTTATACGGTAAAAACCGCAAACGGAACTGTGACGGCTAAGATGGAATGGAATCAAGGATTTTCTGGGCGAAGAGAAGCGGGTTTTAGTAAGGCACAGGGATTTGTTGATTCTGAATGTATCAGAAGGATGAATCCAGAAACACCACGATTAACAGGGGTGCTGATTAAGTCAGCAACCCTCGGAACAGTAATTGGTTCCGGAGAGATTAATCAGATCACACCCTATGCTCGTAGACAGTACTATGAACATAAAGAAAAGTCGCGTTGGTTCGAGCGAATGAAAAACAGGCATAAAGATAGTATCTTGAAAGGAGCACAGCAATATGCAGGAGGTTAATATTATTGATGCTATCCGTTCATTTATTCTGACTTGCCCATTTCTTGATGATTACAGGGTGAATGTAGACCATTTGTCAGAAAGTATGAGTTATTCTCTTGACCCGCTTCCTTGTGACCCAGTGTTACAGAAATATGTTGATGGTGGCAAGAAAAAACAGTTTCAGTTTGCCTTTACGAGCAAGGAGCAATATGACGAAGATGCCAGAATCAATATCGAAAACAGCGGATTTTACCAAGCGTTTGAAGAATGGATGGAACAGCAGACAGAAAAAGGAGAAATGCCAAATCTCCCAAATGAAAAACAACATCCATATGAATTAGAAACATTAAACAGCGGCTATCTATATGATGCACAAGGCGAGTATGCCCAGTATCGTATAGAATGCCGCCTTCTTTATACACAGGAGGTATAAACATGGCAAAAGCAAAATTAGTTAGACGTAGCCAGAGAGTTGCGTTTTATGGCGTTCCAGTTTCTGGTAGTGAAGAAACCCCTACATACAACAGAATGGAGCATTTCACATCCTTGACGGAAGGAAAGAACCCAATCACATATGAGCGTCAGTATGTTGATAAAGATAGCCAGGACAGCGACGTAACGGGATACGGAACAACTTTGGAATATGGATTTGATCATCATTCTGATGATCCAGTACTGGCGGATCTCGCAAAGGTCCAGGACGATGAACTTACTGGAGAGACACGAGATATTGTTGTAGTGGATTTCTTTGACAAGGGAGAATCTAAGAAAGATGATGAGTATGTAGCACGAAAGAGAACCTATTCCATCCTGCCAGATTCTTCTGGAGATGGAACAGATGCATTGCAGTATTCAGGGAGTTTTTCTGTAAAAACAGATATCGTAAAGGGATATGCGAAAGTATCTCCTGACGGTAAAACTTGTACATTCAGTGAGACAGTTACACCCTAATGTGGCTGTCGATGTGCAGGCAGCGGAAGTAGAAGATGAAATTAAAAAGGAGATTGAGCCATGAGCCAGAATGACAATGAAAGAATTTGGAAGATTAATGGACTTGAATTAGAATTGGATCTTGAAGATGCAGATATCTTTGAAAAAGTAATGAAGTCCTTTGAGCAGATGGATGCAGATGCAAATAGTCTTGATAAAGTAGGAAGTATGCCTGGTTTTATTAGAGGATACTGCAATGTTCACTATAAATTCTATGACAGAGTATTTGGAGACGGAACGGGAGAGAAAATCTTTGGTGGTAAGAAAAACACCAGAATTTGTGATGAAGTCTATGATAATTTCCTTAACTTTATGCAGACAGCAGTTAAAAAAGCAAATGCAAGACGTTTTGAGATATCTAATAAGTATGCACCAAATAGAGAGCAGAGAAGAGGAAAAAAGAAGAATTTCAAATCCTATAACGGCGGTAAACGATGAATCCTTTGTACGAACCGTTTCCGGATTATGTAGTCGTAAATGACAAAAGAGTTCGGATTGTAACGGACTTCCGGGAATATATAAAGCTTATAGATCTTTTAAAAGATGATGAAGTCAATACAATTGAGAAAGCAGAGCTCATTATGTCATGGTTTCTTGATGAACCGGCCGGAGAATTTTCAGAATGTTTGCAAGCACTATCCGACTTTGTAACGAATTATAGAGGTCGGGAAACGAGAAGCAATCGAGAGGAAGAAAACGATCAGGAGAGTGAGGAGCAGCATAATACGCCTGTAATATCATACAATCAAGATGCGCCATATATCATAGCTGGTTTTTTAGAATGCTATGGCATCGACTTAATAGAAGTGCCTTATATGCACTGGTGGAAGTTTCAGATGCTCATAGACGGCATGAATGAAGATTGTGAATTAAAGAAACGGATGGGCTATAGAAGCATTGATTTAAGTAAAATCAAAGATAAGGAAGAAAGAGAAAGGATTAGAAAAATCCAGAAGCAGATTGCGATTGTTGACCGGGTTGTAACCAGTGAAGAGATTGGAGATGCTTTTGGAAATATGATGTTTTGATATGAATATAAAAGCAATTCCATTTGAGAGAAAATGGTACTCATGCCCGCACTGTGGAGCACATTTGCTGATTTATGATAACACGGCTCGAAGTAGTGGTGTTTTTTTGAAGTGTAAAAAGTGCGGAAGCGAGGTAGAAATAAAAATAAAGAATAAATGATAGTGCATTAGTGAGCCATTGAGCCGTGCATATTCGAAAGGAGAATGTGTATGGGTTACGATGGCTCTTTAAAATTTGATACGAAGATTGATGCGGATGGATTTAATTCTGGTATTTCTAAGATTAGTGGTGCTGCTAAAAAAGGACTTGCAATAACTGCTGGAGCGGTTGTTGGTGTGAGTGCAGCATTGGGAGCGATGACAAAACAATCTTTAGATTCTGTTTCCAAGCTGGAACAAAATGTTGGCGGGGTAGAGACATTATTCAAGAAAAGTTCCAAGACTGTAATTGATAATGCAAATAAGGCTTATAAAACGGCTGGAATGTCTGCAAATGAATATATGCAGAATGTAACTAGCTTTTCAGCATCGTTATTACAGAGTTGCGCAAAAGATACGAGCAAAGCAGCAAAAGTAGCCGATATGGCTATGATTGATATGTCTGATAATGCGAATAAGATGGGGACCAATATGGTAGATATCCAGAATGCATATCAGGGATTCGCAAAACAGAATTATACAATGCTGGATAATTTAAAGCTTGGATATGGCGGCACAAAATCGGAAATGGAAAGATTGCTTGCAGATGCGTCTAAGCTTTCAGGTGTTAAATACGATATTAGTAATCTCGCGGACGTATACAATGCAATTCATGTCATTCAAAAAGAGTTAGGTATTACAGGAACGACATCTAAGGAAGCAGCCACAACAATCGAAGGCTCAATGAATAGCGCTAAGGCTGCATACGATAATTTTCTGAATGGTTCTGGAACCGCAGAAGAACTTGCGGACTCTATTACGGTTATGATGGAGAATATCGGTAAAAACTTAGGGGAAATTATCCCTCGTTTAGCATCAACAATTCCTGAACTATTTAGCGATTTATGGGATGATATGCAAGGGCAGGTAGAGCAAGGAACTCAGATGGGAGCTGAAATAGCTACCAATATACTTCTTGGCATAACGCAAGGAGTTCCTGACTTTTTATCTGTAGGTGGTCAAATTATCTTGGCCTTAATAAGTTCGATAAGCTCAGCAACCCCGCGGTTGATTGAGTCGGCAGGACAAGCGGTACGTTCTATTAGTTCTGGTCTTGTTGAAGCATTGCCGCAAATTGTAGGCTGTGGAATGCAGATTGTTACCGAAATAGGAACATCTATCACCCAGGCAGCCCCAACATTAATTCCTGAGGCAGTAGAAGTCATTGGGCAACTAGCTACCGGACTAACATCTGCATTGCCCCAGTTGATTGTAGTGGCAGGTCTGGCGATAAATGCGATTAGCACCGGAATTGTGCAGGCATTGCCGCAGTTAATTACTTATGGCTTGCAGATTATTACCCAGATAGGGAATGCAATATCACAAGCCGCTCCAGAACTGATACCTAAAGCGGCAGAAATTCTTGGACAACTTGCACTTGGATTCATCTCCGCACTCCCGCAGTTAATTACCGTAGGCATTCAGATAATCACATCAATTGCCCAGGGACTGATTAACTCAATACCACAGTTGATTGAGTATGTGCCACAGATTATTAATTCATTCTGTGCGGCGATTGATACAGGATTATTGCAGTTAATTGCGGCCGGAGTAAAAATTATTGCCAATTTGATTATCGGAATTGTACAGGCTATACCTCAGTTAATTGCAGCATTGCCACAGATTGTTCTTGCTATTTATAACGTGTTTATGCATATTAACCTGCTCAGCGCAGGAAAGAGTATTATAGAGAGTTTAGTAAGTGGACTAAAGAGTTCAGCCACAAATGCAGTTGGAGCGGCAAAAAATATCTGTACATTCATTTGGAATCAGTTTGTAAAAACAGACTGGTTAAATCTTGGAAAGATTCTGATTAGAAAATTAGTTTCTGGAATCAGAGGAATGGGCGGCAATGCCGGAAGCGTAGCAAGGTCAATTGCACAGAAGATTTTTACAACAATTTCAAGTGTGAATTGGCTGAGTTTAGGTAAAACTGTTATTTCAAAGCTTATTTCGGGCTTGCTTAGTCTGGCCGGAAGGATGGGAAGTGCTGCAAAAAGTCTTGCAATGAAAGCGGTCAATGCGTTCAAGGGAATCAGTTGGGGAAGTGTTGGCACAAACATTGTAAGAGGTATTATTGGTGGCATTGGAGCAATGGCAGGTTCCTTGATAAGTAAAATGCAAGGACTTGCAAGGAATGCTTTAAATGCTGCCAAGAAAGCATTAGGAATTAAATCGCCTTCGAGAGTTTTTAAAAAACAGGTAGGTAAGCACATCGTAACCGGTATCATTGCTGGGGTTAATGCAGAGCAGAAGAATCTCAAAAAGACAATGAAAAAGCTCTGTGATACTGCTGTTTCTTCTGCGAAAAACGCTAGCAAAAAAGGAAATTTTGAAACAATAGGCAAGACTTTTAAAGATGGTTTATCTACTGCAATTGATTCACAAGTTTCTAAGGCAACGACAGCAGGAAAGAATCTGATAAATAAGCAGATTAAGTCTGGGAAGAATAAAGAGACAGATAAGTACGACAAAAAGATTAAGAGCTTAAATAAGCAGATTAAGAAAGCTAAAAAAGATAAGAAGAGTACAAAATCTTTAGAAAAACAGCTTGCTGAGGTTAAAAAGAAGAAAAAAGCGGTCACAGATACTTATTCCAGTTTAGGAAAATCTATGATTACCGTTTATGGCAATGCGCTAAAGCAGCAGGGAAAGAAAATCGTATCACAAGCAGAGAAAGATATTGAAGAACTATCTAAGAAGTATCAGGAAAAATACGATGATTTAATCCAGAAGCGTAGCAATATGATTTCTAAACTGAGAAGTACAGGCTCTCTGTATGACCTCGATGGAAATTTAGAAGCAATCAAAAATTACCAGAACAGAATCAAGGCATTAAAGAATAAAATCCCTGCATCATTGATGGAGCAGATTCTAGGGATGGATGTTGCAAATGCTAACGATTACATGGAGTATCTGCAATCTTTAAGTACAAAAGATTTTAAACAGTACATAAGTAAATGGAATGAAATTTACAATGGTTCTGATAGTTTTGGAAAAGCTTTCTTTAAAGATGATATTGATAATCTTGGAAAAGAATATGAAGCGGTCTTATCCAAGAAATTGGATGGATTAAAAACACAATTAAATCAAATCGGCCAAAATTCTATGAAAGGTTTTATCTCTGGGATGAAATCACAAACCAAAGGAATGACAAAGGCCGTAAATGAGATGTGTAGCCAGCTAATCAAGAGTATGAAGAAGAAATTAAAAATCAAATCTCCTTCAAGAATAATGAGAGATAAGATTGGTAAATATCTTCCTCTTGGATTGGCAGCGGCATTTGAAAAATATATGCCGCAGGCAACAGCACAGATGGAAAAGGACATTGATGTTTCTTTGGATGCTATGAGAAAGAAGGTTGAGTCTGTAGAATATCCAGATACGACAGACTATAACGGGCAGGGTAGAAATAAGCAAGTTGTAATTGTACAGGATAATAAGCCTGTTGAAGTGAATGCAGAGATTCATACGACTGTAGAGCTGGACGGAAAGAAAGTCGGGAAACGAATAACCCCATATGTAAATAAGAATCTTGGAACGGAGCAGACGAAAGCAGAAAGGAGAAATTGATGTTTGATGTAAAGATTGGAGATTACAGCATGTATAAAGATTTCGGATTACGTGCATTATCAATTGATCCAGGAACCGCAGAAGTAGATGAGAAGTTCAAGGAGATTCCTGGGAGGAATGGAGATTTAGATTTGACAGATGCACTAACAGGATTTCCTGTCTACAAAAATACAACAATGAAACTCACATTTGATTTTAAAGATGGCAACTACGATTTATGGCTTATGCGAGCAAGTGAGTTAAGGAATACGCTGCATGGAAAAAGAATGAGGGTAGTTCTTGGGAAAGATGATTTTTTTTATGAAGGTAGGGTTTCTGTGAACACAGAGAAATTGAATAGAAGATATAGCTCTGTGGAGATAACAGTAAATCGTGATCCGTATAAATTAGAGTTGTATTCATCCTTAGAAAATTGGTTGTGGGATTCTTTTAATTTTGAAACAGGAATTGTTAGGAATTATAAAGATTTGCAAGTGAAAGGAAACTTGGAAGTTATTATTCCAGGAAGAACAATGAGGGTTATCCCGGTATTTGATTGTAGCGAAGAAATGACGGTAAGTTATAATGGTATAATTTACAATCTTCCAAAAGGCAAGAGTAAATCCCCTGACTTATTGTTAGGGGAAGGAGATAATACGCTGATATTTACTGGGAATGGAACGGTATCTGTAGATTATCGTGGAGGCAGTTTGTAATGTATAAAGTAAAAATTGGAGATGAATATTTATATCATCCGTGGGATTCGACAAGACAAATTGCCGACCCTAAATTAGATACAGAGTTAAATAAAAATGGTTCTTTTACTTTTTCTGTATATTCGGATAATCCATTTTACGATTCTTTCAAAAAATTAAAAACGATAATTCGGATAATTGATTTTGACACTCAGGGCAACGAAAAAGAAATCTTCTGTTCTCGAGTATTAGATGAAGAAATTGATTTTGAAGGAGAGAAGACAATAACCTGTGAAGGAAATATGGCATATCTTCTTGATTCTGTTCAGCGGCCATATAAAGGAGAATATACTCCGAGTGAACTTTTTCGGTTGTATATCGGGAAACACAATGAGCAAGTAGAACCTGAAAAACAATTTAGAATTGGCAACGTGACGGTAGCGGGTGAAAAAGCCAAGTATGATGAAAGCGATTATAAAGATACCAGAACAGCAATTGATGATAAGTTATTAAATGTTTACGGGGGATATATCCGAACAAGAGAAGAAAAAGGGGAATATTATATTGATTACCTGAAGGAATATGACGATGAAACGGGGCAGGCAGTGACGTTTGGCAAGAATATCTTAGATATTACCAAATATATAAAGGCAGATGACATAAAAACATGCATTATACCGCTTGGAGCAACAAATAGTGCAATAGGAAGACCAGTAACAATCTCAAGCGTGAATAATAATGTGGATTATATTTGTGATTTGGAAGCGGTTAAAGCTTTTGGAAAGATATTTGGTACAGTTTCCTATTCGGATGTTGAAAGTCCATCGAGATTGTTAGAAAGAGCTAAGGAAGATATTAAAGAACTCGTAAATTTATCTATAACGATTGAACTTACAGCAATAGACCTGAAAGACTTAGGATATGATGTAAAAAATATTAATGTCGGAGATAAGATTCCAGTCAGGTCAAAACCACACGGAATAAACGCATATATGCAAGTAAGCAAAGTAAGTAAAAATTTGAAAGATGTTAGTGATTGTAAGGTAACCTTAGGTTCAACTATAAAAACTTTGATAGAGACCCAGAATACTTATAATAGCGGAATTAAAAGTGTAGAGGCAGTAGCAAGCGGAGCGGCAGCAAGGGCAACAACAGCCGAGAAAAATGCCGCAGAAGCAATAAAGGCAGCAGGAGAAATCACATTCAACACAATCTACCCCATCGGCAGCATCTATATGAGCATAAACGACACGAATCCGGAAAAACTTTTCGGAGGCACATGGGCAGCCTGGGGAACTGGTCGAGTACCTGTGGGAGTAGATACATCTGACAGTGATTTTTCAACTATAGAGAAAACCGGCGGCGAAAAAACACATGAATTATCAATTAATGAAATGCCGTCACACACACACGCTAATTACGCGAAACGTACAAATGTAACGATAAATAGTAGTGGGAACACAATTATTTCTTGTCATCGTTCTAATACTGGCGCATCAACAGGAGATAATATTGGAAAAACAGGTAGTAATGCCCCCCACAATAACTTACAGCCGTACATTACTTGTTATATGTGGAAACGTATAGGGTAAGTAGAAAGGAAGAAAGATGGGACTTATAAACGAGTATCTAAGAAAGATAAAAGAGGCTATCTACGGGGAAGAAGTCCGTAGCAGCATACACGATGCGATAGAAGAGTGTTACAAAGATGCGACTGGACACCCGGAAAGTGTAGCGGCAACAGTTAGGGAAATCGTAGAAGTATCTGCAAATCTATCAAATGAAACCGCTGACCGTAAGGCAGAGGTAGGTATAGAACGGAAAAGAATTGATAATCTTATTAAGGACACTACAGATAATTTTGTGGAATATAAAGCCGATAATTTTTTAATGTCTTGTAAAAGTGATGCTCAGGCATCTACTACAGAGGCGGCTTTAAATGTTTTTAAAAACATTAGTTCTAAATCTGAAAATTTAGGAAATTTCATAACAATTTCTAGCAATTCAAAGATTCAGATTAAAAAAAGTGGATTGTATTCATTTGATTGCAAAGTTAAAGTTACCGGTGTAAATGCGTCTACGGGTAGGCAATATGCAAGGTTAAAAATTAATGATGTACAAAAAAACGAATACATGATTAGTTTAGTGGGAGAGACTGACGAAGAATTTACAAATTTTATTGTTAGCTTAAATGAGGGTGATACGATTTCTTTCACTGGAGAATCCGATTCTGATAATGCATGGATAACATTTTATACAACTATACACATATTAGATTATGACGGAAAAGTAAAAATTCCAGATATTACAAAAGAAGTATCGGATATTAGAGTCGGGGAAGATGGTATCGTGTATGATACGGCCGGCGAAGCAGTAAGAGAACAGTTAAAAAAATTGACTGACATAATAGATTTGACTTTTACATTAAGCTCTTCAGTTTTAAAGAGCACTACTTTTAGCGTGAAGACCTCAAGAAAGTTAGCAATTATTATTCCGGAAGGGATGATAGTCTATTATTATTATAGACCCGGAACCTCAGTGGCATATAAATATTCAGAAGGGAAAATACAACGGTTTAATCTTAATGCGGGTGAACAACAACATTTTGAAATAAAGGGAGACTCTAAAGTTATCACTAGCAAAACATATTTAGAACTAATGTTAATCCCAAGAATTTTATAGAAGGGGGGATGAAAATGCAGCCGGTATTACACTTTGTTGTAAATAATCAGATTATTGCCAGAACAGATACTTTCGTGCCGGTTCGTAACAGTAGAAATTATTTGTATGCAGAATTTGAGTTTCAGACGGAAGACTGGGCAGGAAAAAGCAAAACAGCTTTGTTTCACGGCGGGGATGGTGAGACAGTTCCGATTTTGCTCGGAGATACGGATACATGTTTAATCCCTGCCGAAGTACTTACAGGCACATCATTTTCTGTGTCAATCATTGCAGGTAATCTTATTACTGCAAACATTGTTACAGTTAAATTATACGAGTCAGGATACCGTACAGGAGATATTCCAGAACCTTCACAAACCTTATACGAACAGTTAATGACAGCGTTTGGCGAGGCGAAACAGACAGTAATTGATAGTGCGAAAGAGTCAGAGTCCTGGGCACATGGCCATACAGATTATCCTGACCGAAAAAGAGATAACGCGGCATATTATGCGACCGAGGCAAAAAATGCAGCGGAAGGCATAGATGGACGAGTCGAGGAAGGAAAGAGGGACATTGATAAATATGTTAAGGAGAAAGAAGCTTCCTTAAAAGGCGAGACAGGCAATGTTTATTTTGCAGCGTTTAATGTTACTAAAAAAGGCCGACTGATAATGTATTCTGACCCGAGTGTAGATAAGATTCGTTTTGATCGCGAGCGCAGCCGATTGAAATATAAATTAGCATTGTAATTTAGAAGGGAGAGATAAGATGCCAAGTACAGAAAATAACTACGTCGCAACGGATTTGGGCAATATCGCGCTAAACCCTTGTGGGGAATATAGTAAATCAACCTTATATGAGTATCTCGACATGGTGAGCTACCAGGGAGGTTCGTATTTCTGTAAGGTAGATTTTCCGCAGAAAATATCCGGAATTGCGCCAGAACCGGGCAAAAACACAGAAATGTGGCAGATGTTGACCCTGCCAGGACAATTGACCCCGGAGGCGATCGCAATGCATGACGATGTAGTCAACAAGGCGAAACAGGTTGAAACGAGCCGGGCGGCGGTGGAATTGTCGCAGCAGGAAATTGAAGACGCACAGGCAAATGTAAGTCAGATGAGACAGGACGCACGGGAAGCGGCTGAGCAGGCTACTGCAAGCCGCGATTCCGCCGCAGGCTACGCACAGTCCGCTGAGGTATCCAGAACTGCAGCACAAGAGGCTGAGCAGAACGCAACAGCACAGGTGCAGGGGTTTGATATGCACGTCACAGAGAAAATCTCTGAGGCAGAAGAGGCGATTTCAGAAGCAAGAACATCTGCGGTAAATGTAGTAAAAAATCAGGGCGAGAGTAGTTCCAGGGATGCCAAGTCAGCCGCAACAATCGCACAGTCAAGTGCTAGTGGTGCCGCATCTGCAGCATCTAGTGCACAAAATTCTGCTCAAGCGGCAAAGGGTTCTGCAGAAGAAGCTGCATCAGCCGCAAGCGCTGCAACCTCTGCGGCAAATTCGGCATCCTCTTTTGCTAATAATGCCTCCTCGGCAAAAGATGCAGCGGAAAAAGCATCAGAAAGTGTAAAAACCGCAGCAACGCAGGCGATTTCTGATATTTCTACAGCTAAATCCGAAGCAACACAGGCGGTAACGTCGGAAGGAGCAAAGCAGTTAAAATCTGTAACAACCGCCGGAGAAGAGAAAGTCACGAGCATGACACAAATAAACACCGAATTTGACACAAAAAGTTCTCAAGCATTGAATGATTTACAAACAGAAAAAGACACTGCTGTAAAAAACATTAAAGAGCTTGCGACAGAAAAAACAGACGAGATTAACACGGCCGGCACAAGCCAGAAAAACGCAGTCAATACCGCAGGGGATACAAAAGTAAAAGCAGTTACTGATGAGGGTAATAAACAGAAAACAGCAATTCAGGAAGCGGCGAAACCGTTCTTAAGTGACATTAACCGAATCCATACAATGTTTAATTTGCTTGCCTATACGGATAAAGTGTATTCAATCGATATCCCGCTCTGGGAGACAACACAGGGCAGTGCAGGGATTAAATCGGATGATAACGCCGGATTAATTGCGTTACCTTCCACAGCCGCAGAACATCGTCAAAATGACTACGAGGAACTTCCATGGTTTAAGACGATCGATGTAAATGCTATTGTGGATGATAACGGAATCAAAAAAATCACAGCAGTAAAGGGGGATGATAATTTCTCAGAGACAGGCAGCGCAGACGTATTTGTGTGCGGACTTGCTTTCTACGAGAAATGGTCTAATCTCGGCAATGGATACATGAGATATTCCCGGTGCTTTACCCCTCGTGAGGGATACGAATTAAACAAATTAGCATACAACTTAGACGGGACAAAGAATCCTTTCTTCCTGATCGCGAAATATCCGCTTGTTACAGGTGATGATGGTTTATTACATTCTCAGCCGAATAAACGCTGTGCATTCCGAACGAGTGATTCTACAACAGAAGCTATTTCAATGAATGATAGCATTGCGTGTATGAAGAAGCGCGGAAAGTACTATTCGCTAGCTACATTTTTAGATAATGGATATATCCAGACCACATGGCTATTGATGTTCGGAGATATCAGCAGTGATAAAACAATGACGGGATGCACTGGTAATAGTTTTCAGTTTGTTGCCTCGATTGAAAGCGATGAGTTACATACTTATTTTCCTGTTACAAATTCGCAGGCCTCCAGCATTGAAATCGGAAGCTATGTATCTGTCGGGCACGAATATATGAGCGGTTCAAGCCGTTCTAACGATAGATATGATAAGCGAATTCATGAGATTGCATTTGATGTTAAGGTTTTAAAAATTGAGACATTAGATGATAACAACAAGGCGGTTTATCTTGATTGTGATGCATTCTCAACGGTGCATCAGGAATCTGGAGATACACAATTAAGATGTATCATGTCCTCGATGCACTGGAGAACCGGATTTAATAAGGATGTGAAAGGACGAACAGGAAGCCCTTGTCCTACGGTCGCAGGCCTCACAAACAGACGATATCCTATTGTTTTTCAGGGCATCGAGATGCAGCTGGGTATCTATGAGATTATGTCCGGATTTAGCATCATTACTGGCGATAACGCATGCGAGATTTATGGATTAGCAGATGCAACAAAGGCGGTAACGGTTCCTAAACAGAATCAAGCAGGCTATATTAAGTTATTGGAGATTAGCATAACAAGTAAAAACGCATGGAACTATATTACGCATTTAAATTTTAAGAATGGATATCTATGTGCAGCAAGCTGTGGAGAAAGTGGTAGCGGTAGCTCAAAAGGGTGCGGTGACGCGATATATCTAAGTGGTGGTGTTGGAGAAACAAGGGAGCTTCGGTCGTTTGGCGGTCTCGGGCGCAGGGAGGCCTGCGGGTTGTTCTGCC